AATCTAAAAAAAATAAAAAAAGTTCGGGTTCCTTCATTAATAAAGTATTAACGAAAGAATTCAATTTACCACCTTTACACTGTTGACCAGTCATAAGGTAATCAAAAGAAGTTCGATCTCTGTAGTCCTCAATGTTAAAATTACTTTTAATTTGAGCGAATGATTCGTGATCCTCGGAAGTATTATCTTCACGAGAAACCACGTAGTTTAAATAAGCCAAAACACTAGCCTGGAGTTCATTGCCAACATCATGAAGTAAAGAATAAATCATGAAAACTTTAGCAAATTGCTCTCGTCTAGTGAGCTCTTTTCCTAGAACTAATACTCTCGATAACGAAGTACAAAGTTTACCAATTCTAGGTTTAGGCAAGTACATCTCTGTACTAGAGTCCCAAACAGCTGTGCTCCCAAGGAATTCTATATCATCAGGTCCAAAACGAGTATTGGGAGTATGCTCAAAAGCTTTTGAAGCGGTCTTTTTAATTACCATTCCATACTTAGAATAAACCTCAACCTCCAGCTCAGAATAACGCTGAACTGGAAATGGAAATGTTACTCCAAAAACTTTATCATCAGAATAGATAGCCAGTCTTATGGTTTTAATTAAATTATCATAAGATGGGTTATATCCATACTTTTCGAACCACATATTAATAAAAACATCAAAGTTTATTATTAAATGCAATATAGAATTATCAGTAGTTGTGTTATTTTGTCCACTTGAATTGGACATAAATTGTAAAAGGACGGAACCGTCCCAATGGGCTCTTATTGGATTAAGAGTATAAAAAGTTACATAATCTTTCATATCGTTTATATAAGTCATATATTCTTCACCATAAGTTTCCTTTACATTTATTAGTTCTCCGTTTCTTAATTCATAAACATCAACTAAAACAGCACACTTATCAAAGCCGGTACAGTCAGACAATGCAACTAGATTACAATCTTCAAAGTCAATTACGACAAGATTGAGTCCACCATATTGTTTGACCATTCCATACTTGATAAAACCGGTCTTCCAATCCTTAGTAAAAGCTTTATTTTGTTTATCATAAAGTTTTTTCTGTTTATAGAGAAAGGTTTTATCAACACAATCGACAAGACGAACTTTGTTCCTACTAAGGTCTGATTTTAAGTCCAGAAACTCATCCTTAGTATTAACTATTTGGATGGGAATATGACTAGTATCATCACAGTATTCCTGAAAAGGTTTACTGCCTAGATATTCTCTAGTTTTAG